TGCTCATCGGCTCCTCTGGCGAAACCACCAAGGAAGCAGATTTCCCAACCGTAGGCGTTAAAATGCCTATAGCCAAGTTTCTGCGACTCCTCTTGGTCATTCGGCACCAATCGTTTCCTCGCTCTGCTGATTAGGCGTTTATAGCCGAACCAGTAGTTTGAGGTTACTTTTGGTATCGTATGCTCAAAAGGAACTTGGTAACCTGCATCGATTTGCTCCGAGAAAGGAACTAGAAGCTTTTTGGGCCCTAGTCTTTCAAGAAGGAAGCTAACCGTGTGACGCAAGCTTATACCCGAACTAGCAGACCATCTGTTAAGACGGTTGACAGCCGAGTACAGTTCCATGGGCGTCTCTAAAGACTTGATATAAATACCCCGAACTAGATGTCCGGAGTACCAATCAAGTCCGCAAGACTCGCGAAACTCTCCTGAATTGAATGACTTAGTATCATTCACCGTGAACCCAAGCTTTCCCAGGCAACGGATAACAAAGGAATAGGCATGCCTATTCACAATGATATCGTCGCCAAAGACAGCGAACTGGGTTTTCGGGCAGTATGAGTCTAGGCTCATCATCTGATACACGGAGCGTATCACGCATGCGAATATGACCGTCTGCAAAGGAAACGTAAAAGCGTTTCCCATAGTAGAAATCATATTCAAGGGCTCAACACTACCATCTGGAAGAATGGTAGCGGCAGATCTACTCATCCGTAGGAGACCCAGAAGGGTCCCCTTAGAGATTCGTTGGATCAAAGCCCAGGAAATGCTATCGCTTGCTGATTTCAGGTCACAGGTACCGAAGGTACCAGTTAGTGATCCCAACAAGGCGAGCTCTCTGTTATGTACCTGTTGCGTGGATAGGGATATCCCAAAACACGTTTTCAGGCGACACTCGAGAAAGGCACCTATAGCCTGCTGGATTAACATGTTAACCAGTGGTTCGGTGCAGCACGTTCGCAACTCCTCAATATTCTTGAGGACAAAGAACAGTGTGTTACCACTCACTATTTCGACCCCGAACGCGTCAAATCGTTGCCTCTCGGCAAACGACCAAGCGTCGGATTCAGAGATAGCGGCCCTGTAAAGGGCTAGCAGTTCCATGGACGAAGTACTAATGCGAGACGCGAATAGCTTTGTATAAAAGCTATCGTTGTCACAGTTCATACTTGCCCCAGGTCCTGCCGTGAAAGTCGACCTTATAAAATCAAGGTCTAAATTCACGTCCGAAACGTTGAAGTCGGTAGTCTTTAGGAAATTATCACGAAAATAATCCCAAAAGACAGCATCCGCCTCTGTTTCCACCGGGTACTCGAACGGCTCTGAAGAGATAGAGCGGTTTATAGCAAGAAACTTGCTTAATGCCGCGCTCTCCATCTCTTTAGAAATTATACCGTTTGGTGCAAGCTTTTTATAGAAGCTCCGGCGAAGCATGGACAACCGAACCTGATCCAGACAGAAGTCTGAAACAAGTCCGGGCTCGTCTAGGACTTGTTGTCCCAGACCAGGATGCCATGCGAGGATATCGCGGTTCAGGCAATCAGAAAGTTCCTTATAGGGAAACATTCAAACTCCTTAAAGCTGCGCTAGTAATCCTTGACGCAGCACTGTCAACAAGCCGACGATACCTATCGCTAAGCGAAAGGTATAATCGACAACCAGGGGGCCACCCTTTGAAAGAGCGCCCGCGACGTCCACGAAACGACTTTTTAGATCGTCCCTTGGATAGCCGTGTCCCCGATCCCCGCGCTCTGCTGGCTCGCCGCTCCGAAAAGGAGCGAGAGGGCAGCGCGGATGTTGGCAGGATCCGCAAGATCCGAACCCGCCGGAACCTCGATCACCAGAGTGGCGATCAGGGGCTTGTAGGGTTGACCTGCGAGCGGCAGCACTCCTTTGCGAACGATGAACTTGTAAACGTTCATCGGCACACTCGGGAGCACGCCGGTCACCGGGTTGAGTACCGGCAGAAC